CACAAGGGGGCCCTAAGGCACTGAAGAGTGCTATGGGAGAGTGGTGAAAGAGCCACAGTCCTTCAAGGCGGCGCAGTAAAGCGCCAGGGCAACGAAAGTTGCTGCCGGTCGGGAAAATTTGGATCCGACTATAAAGAACAGTAGAGGTCTCAACATAAAGATCGTATAAGTACTAACTTGGTACGAAATCGATCCCTCTGCTTAGGATCTTGAAGTGGTTAAGTAAAATATCGAGACTATAGCCCGCGCTCGAGGGCCCACTTTAAGACCTATGTCCAGGCAATTCTGGGAAGACGTTCCTAGATTGTTATTATTATCATTTGCAGACGTGCCCTACCCAAGGAGACCTCGGTGACTAATCATAGAATGAACACCTACGTACCCGGCTATACCGAGACATTAGAAAATGGCTCATGGTATCGCAGGAATACCGGACGCGAACTTAATCGTATCTGGAAGCAGATTGGTGTTAATAACCATGATCTGCGCCCCTGCTCGGCGTATACAGCTCAGTATTACTTTGCTGAATACGGCACGAAGATGCGTCGTTATCAACGGAAGGATGGTGTAGTGCAGTTAGACCAGATAATGGTCGGAGCACAAAGTGCTAACTACAATGACCTAGCTCCGTCGAAGATGATTAGGAAAGGTTCTATGGGCGAAGCCCAGCGTCGTCTATATGGTCAGACGTTAAATCTAGCCATGACCGCCAAAGACCTCATGGATGCTAATAAAATGGCATGCGATTGGTTTAGGCGTATGACGCGCGCTGCTCCCTATCTGCGTAAAAAGCGGTTCGGGGATGCCTATAGGGCCTTCTTTGGGAATAAGTCTGTTTCGAAGAATGCAGCAAACACCTGGCTGGAATTCCAGTTTGGTGTGCTACCTACGAAGCAGGCTGTCCAAGAGGCCTACACTACTTATGCTAATGCCAATACACCTGGAGATTCAATCCAGATCAATGGCGTTCCATCCTGTCTTAGGCTATCCGCGCGTTCTCAAACAGAGTTCGTGCCGAATGACCCAGGATACGGGTGGACTTACCCGAAAGGGAGCAAGGTAGTGCGGTATCAGGCGATTCGCTATTTATCGAAAAACGATATAACTAGCGCCCTGTACCGATTTAATCCGTTCGAAGTTGGCTGGGATATGACTCCCTGGTCCTTCGTTGTCGATTGGTTTATCCCTGTCGGTGACTGGTTGAAACAGTTTGGTTATCTAACTACTACACATTGCGATGGTTGTGATACTGAATCACAGCTGACCGATGTGTCTGGAGTGGGTACCTTTAAGTTAGGTTCCCACGGCGAGCGTATGGAGTTTATTTGCTCCACGCACGACGTCCAGGTTACTCGTAGAAAGAATGCCTCACTGGAGTATTCTATGTCCCTCTCAGAGATGATGAGTAAATCAAAGATTGGACTCTCTTGTAAGAGAACAGTCTCTGCACTTAGCCTAGCTCGACAGCGCTTCGGCGGAAGGGGTTGGTGGTGAGATCCCATCAGGTGTGTAGCAGTACCTCAATCTGCTGTGGTTGGGATTTCGATTGCAAGAAATTCCTCTTTGTGTGCGTATGCACGTTCCGTTATGGAGGGCCTTATGGCTGTTATATCTAATATCGTTCTTAACGATGGTACCGCAGACAGAACCTTCGTTCCTCAAAATAAGGACGGGGCTACTGTTGTTTGGGCCTTTAAGGGCGCAAGTGCTGAACTTGACTCGAGAATTGTTGCTACCGGTAAGTGGACTTCTGGTGCGTACCGCAAGGTTCGCTATGTCCTGAATGTACCTTACGTCGAAACTGATCTAAATAATCAGAAAACATACCATAATGGTTATGTTAACATCGACTTAAATGTACCTAAGAACATGCCAGTTGCCAGCATTACTGTTCTTCGTAATTACTTGAAGAACTTAATGGCAGATGCAATTATCGCTGATCAGTTTGATAACGGTAATAACCCGTACTAACTGTTTCGAGTTCAACATTTGTTCCTTTGGAGGATTCCTATGACTTCTGTGAAGAAGAACAAGGACGGTGCACGGAAAGCACCAAGCGGATCTGAAAAGAACCGCAGAACCGATTTACGCCTTACTCCTTTTGACAAAGACACAACTGCAGAGTTGGTCCGCGTAGCTGAAGAGCTGAGTATGTATGTGGGTATCAACCCCAAATGCGTAACGAAGAAAATGCCGTCAAACATTAATGCAGACGCTTATGAGAAAACAATTTGTGATTTCTTTAAAGCGGAGCAGCGGTGTGCAGAAGCTAATAACTTCTGGCTCGGCCTCGAACCGTTATCCGGTCGGGATACTTCGTCTCCTATTAACCTTGATTCGATCAAAGTAGATTCCAATGTTAAGTACATCATGAAGGAAGCATCACGCATAATTAATCGCGTGATCTCGCTCCCATGGAGGAAAAGCAGTAAGATTTACTTCGGACCAGGTTCGGCACAAGTGTTCACTTATGAACGCAAAGATGGAACATTAGCATCCTTCAAGACGAAGGAGCGACTCTGGAAGCTCGCACATGCGGGTGAACAGAGCAAGTTCATTAATGCATCTAAGCGGATCGTACCGAATAGGACTTTTCAACCATCTGCGTTCTTCGAGAACAGCCTTGCTGAGTATATTAGCGAGCGCTGTGACGGGGAACAGGAACAAGTAGATATTATATCTTGTGTTCCTAAAAACAATGAAAAGTTCCGAACAATAGGAATCGGGAGTGTTATTGGAGTCGCTTCTCAGCATGTGATCGGTGATTATATCCGAACATGTTTGCAGCGATATGGTGTAGACCTTAAAAGTCTTGCCATGAGGCATAGAGAGTTTGCGTATTTAGGCTCAGTTAATGGCCGTTACAGTACGTTAGACTTTAGCCAGGCTAGTGATTCTATATCATATGGTTTGGTTCAACTCCTTTTCAATAATACGAAATCTAGCGACAAAGTTCGTTATCTTTTTGAGTTAATGAATCAATGTCGCGCGCGCTCTTTTGTTGTAGCTGACTCAGAAGGACATTACGATCTCAGGAATAAACAATTCTATGAGAAGTTTAGTCCCATGGGCAACTGCTTCACCTTCGAGCTGGAATCGCTAATATTTATGGCGATCGGAACGGCAATACAGAAGAGATTAGGCTTCCTGCGATTCATCCGTGAATACAGGGGACCGATGATCTTCGGTTGCGTCGATCCAACTAGCTTTGGTGATGACTTAATCCTTACTATAGGACGCCTTACCAAAGCCGAACTCATTCTTATTAAGAAATGGCTCGGTTATTTTGGCTTAACTCTCAACGATGACAAGTCATATTGTCGAGGTGAGGGTTTTAGGGAGTCTTGTGGTGCGGATTTCTGTCACGGGCGCTATGTACGAGGATTCTATTTCCAACAGAGCGAACTCACTGTACTTGATGTCATCAGGTTACTTAATTTCTTTCACTGTTACCACAGTGTGAGTTATAAGAAACTAATGACGTATCGCGTGCTGAAAGTTGTAATGAACAGATACAAGCTGGATACTTATTGTGTCGGCCTTGATAAAGCTTCAAGGTTATTAGACGCTTATAAGATTATTCCTAACTGTTATCTAATCACTAACGATTTTCCAGCTACCGGTAGGTACTTTGCAGTTCGTGACATCCTTGGAAAGAGGTTAGTCTCTACGTCTACTTCATCTAAGACTGGACAAATTCAAAAGTCCTATCTGTACACCTATCCTAGGTGCGATGAAGCTGAACGGAAAGGATTAGCTTATGACATGGATGATCTCCTTGTACCGTTTACACAGGGGGTTCGGTACACCCTTGATGTAGACTCAGGTTTGGGTGAGATTTTCTCAACCGGGCCTGAACTGAATTGCACGACCGACTACGATGGTGGGAATTTCGTTACGAAAATCTTATCGCGTAGTAGGCATGCGATCTGGCGAGCGGACTTGTATAGCAAAGCCCTTTACCAGGGTCTTCTTGATATACGAGAGCCGATAGTCTGGACAGCGGAAAACATCCGTGGCCAGTCTTTAAGATCAACCCGTTTTACCAAGAATGGTTTTGATCGCGAACCTCGCAAGATGCTGCTCTAGCAGCTAGCGCGTTCGGCGAATCCGACGTGCGGGGGAGAAATCCCTTAGGGCCTATCGAGTGAATGCTAAGC